CTCGCTCCTGTTCTTCATTAATTGCCTCATCCAGTTCTTTTAAACCAGATTGCAACTCGTTCGCTACATTTTGAGCGTCGTTAATCTTATTTATTCTGAAATCCTCTTCAATAGACTGCGTACAAGTGGGACAAACCGTATTCTCAGTAAAGAACTTATGCTCTTTTCTAAGAGTTGATGCTTTTTGACTGATTTTACCCCTTAGTCCACTCAATTTACGCAGTTTTTCTGTGGCTCCAGTAACTTTTTCTTGATCGGTAAGACGATCTTGTACCTTTTCGTTTGACAAAGATACTTCTTTATTATAAAGATCGATAAGTCTATTAAGTTCGGAGACTTTTTTCTTTTTCTCAGCAATATTTTCCTTACCTTGAGTCTCTAATTTATCAATAAAGCGAGTTTGCATGTCAACTTTATCACTTAGTGACTCTTTTTTGAGTGTCAGTGTCTTAACTTCATCCTTAAGAGCACTGATTTTACTCTTAATAACAGTATTCATGGATGAAAAGATCTTAATATCAAGCAAATCTTCGATAACTTCACGTCGATTTGCTGCAGAAAGTTGCATGAAGGGCACAAAAGTACTACTTCCAAGAATAACAATCTGAGTAAATGACTTATAATTCATTTTTAAGACATTTTGCTCCAGCCATTTTTGCTGATCCAGTGCTGCAGCGTCTTGATTCAGTTCTTCGCCATTGCGATAAATCTTGAAAATATTAGGTTTGATACCTCTAATTACTTTCCAAGAAATATTCCCAATAGAAAACTCTACTTCAACACAACAATCTTTCTCATTAGTCGTATTGAGTAGTTGTGGTTTGTTAATTTTGCGAAATGCCTTACCAAAAAGGGAAAATGTGAGGGCATCAAGAATAGTAGACTTACCAGCACCATTAGTGCCAATAATCATCGTGTTACCATTCTCATTTAATTTAACTTCAGTATAATGATTACCCGTAGAAAGAAAATTCTTCCAACGAATCTTCTCAAATAAAATCATATGTTTCGGTTTCTGGCGGCACAACGATGTCGTTCTTAGAGATTATAGCATACTCACACTCATGAATGTGGCATGTCTTAAGCATTATTTCGTCTTCTACCTCAATTATATGCATCTCCGGGTATCCATGTTCATCTTCTAACTGTATGGCAAAGCGAGTGGCATCATCCTCTTCCTCAAACAGATAAAGTATCTTATCTCCTGATTCGTTTTCTACGGAATATGCTCCTTTATCTTCTTTACCATCTATAGTTAGAATAAACATTAAATTAACTCACATGCCTCCTGATATGTTGTTCGCATAATGTCTTGCAGGACAGACTTATCAAGACTGATTTCTGCTTCTTGGATATATCTATTCAAAATAGAAAGTGTGTCTTCAGACTCAAATGCTTCAAACTCTTCAGGATCTCCAACTTCAAAATTTTCTACAGTTTTTAGATCCGCAACTCCCACAGAATAAAGTTTATCAATAAACTTTTCAAACTTTTTACTGTTTGATTTCTTACGAACAATAACTTTTACAATTTTGTTCTCATACTCTCTTACGTCAAATGTTTGATGATCAGTATCTTCATAGAAGATATTGTAGAACATCCGATATGGATTGTTAACATGAGTATGCTCTAGAGTTTCTGTATCAAAGATTGTAAATCCTCGCGTATCATTCACATCATTCCAGAACATCTCATAAGGATTTCCTAGATAGAAGATTTTTTGATCATCCGATCGAGTGTGATAGTGTCCCGAGAAGACTTTGGTGAACTTCTTAAATAATTCGCTCTCAAAACCATGCTCCATGACGCAGCCGCGATGAGCTCTAAATCCGCGTAGTTCAAGGTGCCCCATCGCGCATTTGCTAGTTGTATTTTCAATAGCAGTGAAAGTGCTCTGAGAGTTATCTTCATTAATCCAAGGAATAAAAAGTACGTTTAAACTATCTAACTTTACTTCTTCGGGTGAAGAGTAAATATGAACATTACCATACTCACGAAGAAGTAAATCTACAGCATTAACTTCGTTAGTATTTTTATAAAAAGCAGTATGATTTCCCACAATTGTATGAACAGTAATGCCCATCTGTTCAAGTCTATCATAGTAATTATCTTTAGCCCATGCAAGAGAACCAAAGTTAATACCCGTGCGATTATCAAAGGTATCTCCCATATCTACAACGGTGGTGATGCCGTGTTTCTCTAGATATGGAAAAAAGATATCATTATAGAATTTAAGAAAGTAATTATGAAAAAGTTTAGAGTTCTTACGAGCTCCAAAGTGTTGATCCGTAATTATTGCTACTTTCATTATGAAAAATTTCCTGAGATAGTAATTCTAGTTTCATCATGAATATGAGCTGGAACTTTATGTTTTAAAAAACCAGGAAAAATAATCAATCTTCCCTCAACTGGTTTAATTGCTTTCCATTTCTTTTGTTTATTTTTTAAATTGATATCTTCAAACATCAATGGAGAAAAGTTTGATTTAGATTTCAAAAAATAAACAAAAGAATATCTTTGTGGATTATGATCATGAGACTGGGTAAAATCTCCCTTTCTGTAAATATTTGCCCATATAGTTTCAATTTTAAATGAACTATTCCAGTAAAGATTTAGATCTTTTACCACAGAGAGTATGGTATTCCTAAATTGAACAAATTCTTGATTTGGTAGATCAAGATGCCATTCTGTCATTGTTGCTTTGACATTTGTTTGTCTATTTTGACAATCTTTATAATTTTCAAAATAATCACCCAAATCTTCTAAAAGTAAATTTTGTCTTGGATAATTATCGAAAACATATATTTCATGATCAATAGTAATTTTCACAAAGATCAATAACGAAGTTTAGAGTGGACTGCGTCCTTGATGGAATTATAGTCACTGTAGTTCGATCCGTCAAGGGTATTGTTATCGTCAAACACCTCACTGTACCCAGACTTCTCCAGAATCTTGTTCTTAATTTCTAACTGACGCTTCTCTCTTTGAATCCGTCTCAAAAAAGCGTAGTGAATAATTTGTGTGAAATATGCAAAAGGATTCTGAGACTTCTCAGGATTGAAATTGTGAATGTACTGCACACAATTTTCAATACCATCAGAAACCATATCATCCTTGAACATGTAGTTCACAAAGTTCGGTTTAAATGATAGATGAGTTGCAATCTTAAGAAAGCACTCTCCAATGTACCTAGGAATAACAGGCCTTGGAAGTCCTTTTGCTTCTGCAATTTCTCTATCTTCACGATATGCAATCAAAGCAGCTAAGAACTCTTTGTTGTTTACATAATGTTCTGATCTCTTTCTCTTAGTCATGCCTGGTTGTATCATAACTATATCTCATCATTATGTATAAAGTATACCACTGAAACATATACTTGACAAGTCTTTAAACCATGTGTAGACTACCTTTGTTGGGTTTGAAGAGACAGCTATAGCTTTAATTATTAGTAATATCTTTACTAGAAGGACTATTATAGAGTTTTTCTAAAACTTCTCTTGCATCATTTACATTGGCAAGATATCCCATCTTTTTATCTAGTTTATGATTACTAGATCCAGAAACAGGATTATCATCTGTTTTTCTAACATATTCTTGATGTATGAGAATCATATCGACATCGTTCGATTCAGACATTGTTAATACATCATTTAAATTAATAAAAAACATATCATCAGAAGATGTTTTTAACCAAGGTTCTACTTTGTAACCAACTACTCCTATTCTACTCTTTACTTCACTAATAGTAACTGGATTAGAAACTACTAAGATAGTTCTATCTGTCTCTTCTTCAGCAGCTACTTTGGCAAAGATTTCTTCACCTGATTTTAATTTTATTGTTGCATAGAAATCGTCTTCTATCATTCTATCTTTAAGTGTATGGTTATGATATCATAGTTAAAGTTCTCTTCATTATAGATCTTAATTCTTTCAATGAGATGATTTAACGTATAGTTTCTTCTTGTTTTTGTAGAACAATCATCTGCAATATCATACAGAGTTGCTTTTACTTTGTTTTTTCCTTTTCTAAGAACTCGTCCAATACTTTGAAGATTTCTGACTCTGGACTTACTTGGAGAGGCAAAGATAACATTATGGAGGTTTTTAATGTTGATACCAGTAGAAAAAGTTCCATAAGAGGCGACAATGATAGCGTTGTTTTCTCTTTCTGTGATTTCTCTAACTACCTCCCTTTCTTCAGTGTCTACACCACCATGTACAAAAAATACCTTACGGTTGTCACGCTTGTTATTATTTATCTGATTATAGAGTATCTCTCCATGTGCTTCGACTCTTGCGAAAAGAACAAGTGTGTTCCCTTTGAGATCAAGTGTTAGGTTGGTAATGAATTTATTTCTTTGTTCATGAGATATTAGATATTCAATCTCATCATTATATGTTTCAAACTTTTGTGGTTCATGTTTAAGAACAAGACATTGAATATCCAACTCAGACAAGTGTCCTTGCTTCATCAATTCATCAGTTCTTGTTACTTTGTATGATGGGCCAAACACTCCCTCAAGCACCCACTTATGCGTCTGTGTGCCGTCTAAAGTACCTGTGAATCCAAATCTATACTTCGCATGATGTAACTTAGTCATGATCGAAATGAGAGACTTACTTTTGAAGAGATGTGCCTCATCACCAATCACAACATTGTATTTCTCAAACCAGGATCTCTCTAACTTATAGATAGATTGCCAGGTGGTAATTGTCACAGGACAGTTTGTGTCCTTTTCTCTGCCACTGTAAATCTTATGACAAAATGTCTCAGCGTCCCAACCATAATCCTCAAAATCCTTGTACATCTGCTCTACAAGAGATGTCGTTGGAACAACAAGAAGAATTTTTTGTCCTTTGTCTACATAATATCTCACTAATGAATAAATCATTAGAGATTTGCCGCTCCCAGTGGGGCTTATCAATAGCTTTCTATTATGCCTTAAAGCATCGTATACTCCCTCAATTTGATATCGTCGTGGAGTATGAGTACAAATAGATCGCATAAATCCTTTGACACCCTCATATGATATCTCATCATTTACTTCAAAGGGTTGTCCGTAGAATTTATTATTTTCAAAAGAAAAAGTATATCCGTAATTCTCACAAAAACTTACAATCTTATCCAGCAATCCAACATAGATTTGCTTGGAACGCATGTCATATAAATGAATTTCTCCATTCCAATTTCTACCACGATACTGTGGCATAAACTTGGCATTTGGGACTTCAAATTTAAAATGATCTCTTAACTCATATTCAATATGAGGTTCAGTATTGATTTTTAGAAAAACTTCGTTAGATTTAGAGATTACAAGATCTGTTGTATTCACAAGGATTTATCACCTGTGAGTATTTATTAGTCAATTTTAAACTTATATTCAAGAACTATTCTATATAAAAAATTTTTTAAATATTGTAATCTTTCTTGTTCTTCGGGATCTCCTCCTGTCCATTTGTCTAAATGAACAGAAACCGATTTATATATTAAATGCAAATCTTCAGGGCCAAACTGAAGTTCTATGTATGGAAGATCTTCATTAAAATCATCATCTTGATAAGTCCATTCGTCATTCATAGAACATTTTTAGGTACTGAAAACTAAATATATTTATTATTGATGTTAAATTATGAATTCAATTAGTGATGACTTTGAAATCTACAAATATAAAATTTCAAATTGGCAAGAAAAAAAATATAAACTGATAGAATTGTTTCATAAAACTGAACCAAGAATTTATGGTAATGTAATTACAAACTTTAGCAGTAGTCAAGAAAATAAAGATCTCATAATAAAAGAAATAATCAGATTATTTGACGACGAAATTAATAATTTAAAAAAAATTATTGGTTCAGAATATTTCTTAGAATCTGCATGGATTCAAGAATATCAGAAAAATATGAATCATGAATTGCATAATCATGGTGTTGGTTATTCTTCTGTAATTTACATAAATTTTAATAAAGAAGTACACTCTTCAACTATATTTGTTGATAAAGTGAATAGCAAATCATTTTTGCCTGAGGTTGAAGAGGGCGATATTATATTTTTTAATTCAAAACACTATCATCACTGTCCTACAAATGAAAGTGATGATAAAAGAATGATATGCTCATTCAATTTAAAAAAAGACGTTAAAATGTCTTATGCTTAACCTAATCCAGAATTAAATCTCATGAACTCTATTGCGTTTTTAATGTGATATGTTCTATTACTTACTTGTTTAAGTATACTCTCAATATAAACAAGCATTGTATCGTAATAGTCAATTTTTAAAGAGACTGATGAGAGTTTGTCATCCGCATCCAAATATTTTTGCATAGTTTCTTTATCCCTAATTTTTTTAGGGAATGGATTCTCCACATAAACATCAGGATCTGCTTTTCCACTAAAGTACTCATATCTTTCGTGTCTAATGTTTTTTCTTTGTTGTTCTGCTTTCTTCCTCAGAAGAAATATGGTATTATATAGTTCAAAGTATTTTGCATGTAGAGATGGAATTTTCAAAGACTCTTCATGTAAGTTGTCTCTGTCAATATCAGAATCTTTTTTCCACATCTCTTGAATTGAATCAAGATCAAGACTCATAATTTGTTGCCAGACATATCTGTTATATTGTAAATAGTATACTTGAAAGTTGCCTCTGCTGTAAAGTACGCAACATCCTCACTCGTAGCATCAAAGTTCAGTGTAGACAATTCTACAGGGAACATGTCATGAAACACTACTTTGAAATTGGGATTATCACTACTCGTTAGAATCTGTAAAGTAGCGTCAGAAAATAAATTTAAATCAGAATTACGTGGTTGAATAAAATTTTCAACACCACCTTGCCAATCATATATTTCTTGTAAAGTCTCTGGATATCCCAATCCTCTAATCCAATTATAAATCTCAAGATAGTTTTCTAAATTTTCATCAACAAGAAATCTAAAATTAAAATCTCCAAATTTAACTTTATCACCAGGACGATCAATATCTTTCAAGTAAGATGATTGAATAGCAGTTCCCATTGAAATTGCAGGTAAGTTCGCAGAGTTGCCAAAGAAAGCAACTTTAGGTGCTCTATTCAATACAAACTTAAACCCAGTGGGGGATAAGAAATTTCTATTACTTATCTGATTTTCAAAAGGATTGCCGTAAGACATCGTTTTTTAAGTATTTAGATAAAAAAAGGGGAACCTTGCGGTTCCCCTTGCACTTCCTTCACACGTAAGGAAATTATATCACATAAGGTTCTTAACAGCAACACGTCTGTAGTAACGGTTGGCGTTGACGTGAAGAGCGCC